GGTTGAACCGCTCGGCGATGGTTTTCCAGTCGATCAGGGTGCGGCCTTCACTGTAGACAATGGCGGCGCGGTGCGCGGTGCCGTCAATGGCCTTTTCACCCGAGGCGATCAGTACATCCTTCAGGGCCTTTTCCTCATCGGTCAGGCGGGCAATCTCGGCCTTGACTTGCGCGAGGCGGTCCACGGTGGCGGCGATCATGATGCGGGTATCGGTTGCGGTGTTCATGGTGTGATCCTTCACGGTTACGGGTTACAGAGAGAAAAGAAAAACGGTGATCACCCACAAGGCGATCAGGGCGAGGGCGGCACCGGCCCAAATGATCACGGGGTGCGGTTCACACTCGAGGGGTTGCGGGTACATCTCGATGTAGGTCAAGCGATGGCGGTTCATGGTGTCTTCATCCTTCACGGTTACGGGTTACGAGGTATCGGTTTTGTCTGACCGATGCGTTAATGTAACCCACTGGGTGCCCATTGTCAACCCCCAGCATGAAAAAAATTGTAGGTGTTTTCCCTGACCCACTGGGTGCCCCTTTGGGGGTTGATCATGGGGCGGTGACAAATGGCCCTTTTGTCTCAGGGGGTCAGTTTTGAGAAAACCAGAAAATAAGTACCTTTTCAAAAGTCGTTAGAACAAGGCTTCCTGTGCGCGAAAGGGCCGATTGTCACCGCGCCCCCGTGAACCCCTTTTCCTGACCCACTGGGTGCCCGGTTGCCCCGGTTTTCCCCCGTTTGCCCCGGTTTTCCCGGCCTTTTCGGGTGATCCATTGACCCACTGGGGCACAAACCCCCGGTTTTCGGGGTTTCGGGCTGGGGACAACTGAAACGGGGGTTTGTCACCGGTGTCACCAGTGTCACCGGGTGCCACTGACCCACTGGGTGCGGTGCCTGATCCTGACCCACGGGGTGCCCGGGTGCGGGTGCCATCGCTTCCGGCGGCACCCGGCCGGGGTGCGCGGTGCCCGGGCGGCGCGGCGGCGCTGGGTTCGAGGGGGCGGGGGAGGGCCGGAGGCGGGTGGGTCGCTGGCAGGGCGGTATCACAAAACCCGTGAAAATTTTTTCAAAAATCAAAAACCCAATGGGTCCACTTTCCCCACGTTGCACAGACTCAGCAAACCGCTGTACACTCCCACTCACTATGGAACAAGGAAACCCTCAGTTCGTAGGCACGGTTGTCACCGGTGAAACCCCACTCCCAAACTGGCTGTCGTGCCCAGACCCCAAGCCCCCACGGCCCACCAAGGCCGCGAGAGAACTGCTGCACCTCGAATATGAGCAAATCTTCGAGCGTGTCATCGAGGACATCTACCGGGGCCGCTCCCTGCAATCCCTGATCGAAGACGACCCGCGCATCATCTCGTATGAGGATTTCCTGCGCTGGGTCAAGCGTGACCCCCAAAGGAACGAGCGGTTCAAGGAAGCGCAGGAGATGCGCACCGAGTTCCTTGCCGGGGAGATTCTTGAGATTGCCGATGGGGTGGAGGCGATTGACCCGTCATCGAGCGATACCGTCAACCGCGACAAGCTGCGCATCGACACGCGCAAGTGGCTCATGAGCGCCCACAATCGCAAGCGGTACGGGGAAACGAAGCAGATTGAGGTGGGCGGGACGATCTCGATCACTGAGGCGTTGGCGCAGGCTCAGGCCCGGGTGATCGAAGCCGAGGTGGTCGATGTGACCCCGAGATTGGAGAATGACTGATGTGGTGGTTGTTTTTGTCTATTGTTGCCGTGTGGGCTGTTTGGCCTTTGCTTTCCCACGATTGGTGGGATGACCCGGAGAGTTTTTGATGCAGAAGATGCGCTACTCGCCCGAGGAGGAGCAACTGCTGATGTCGCAGTTGTGGTCCCCGAGCATCAAGGACGACCCCGAGGCGTTCGTGCTGTTCGCGTTCCCGTGGGGGCAGAAGAACACCCCACTCGAACACTTCAAGGCACCCCGGGCATGGCAGCGCAGGACGCTGCGGCGCATACGGGACTTCATCAAGGAGAACCGGGGCAAGCTGACCGAGGGTGATCTGATTGATGCGCTGCGCAGGGCTGTCTCGTCCGGCCGGGGTGTCGGTAAGTCGGCCCTCGTGTCGTGGCTGATCCTGTGGATGCTGACAACCCGGATCGGGTCGTCAGTCATCGTGTCGGCCAACAGCGAGAACCAGTTGCGCAAGGTGACGTGGGGTGAACTGACCAAATGGGTCACGATGGCGATCAACGCCCACTGGTGGGAACCCACGGCTACCTCGCTCAACCCCGCAGCGTGGCTCACCGAGTTGGTCGAGCGTGACCTCAAGAAAGGCACCCGGTACTGGGGTGCCGAAGGGAAACTGTGGAGCGAGGAGAACCCAGACGCCTACGCCGGTGTTCACAACATGGACGGCATGATGGTGATTTTCGACGAAGCCTCGGGTATCCCGGACAGCATCTGGTCCGTGGCTGCGGGCTTCTTCACCGAGAACATCCTCGACCGGTATTGGTTCGCGTTCTCCAACGGACGGCGCAACACCGGGTACTTCTACGAGGCCGTGGACGGGAACAAACGCGACTTCTGGGAGTCCGAGAAGATCGACGCCCGCACCGTCGAGGGCACCGACAAGTCGATCTACCAGCAGATCATCGAGGAGTACGGCGAGGACTCCGACGAGGCCCGGGTCGAGGTCTATGGGGATTTCCCTAAGTCCGGCCAAGACCAGTTCATCGCACCCCACCTCGTCGATGACGCCATGAAGCGCGACCAGTGGAAAGACATGACCGCGCCCGTGATCATCGGGGTGGACCCGGCCCGGGGCGGCATGGACTCCACCGTGATCGCCGTGCGCCGGGGGCGTGACATCGTGGCGATCAAGCGGTTCCGGGGTGACGACACCATGACCACGGTCGGGCACGTCATCGACGCCATCGAGGAGTACCGCCCTGCCCTGACCGTCATCGACGAGGGTGGCCTTGGCTACGGCATCCTTGACAGATTGACCGAGCAGAAGTACAAAGTGCGCGGGGTGAACTTCGGCTGGAAGGCCAAGAACCCGATCATGTGGGGCAACAAACGCGCCGAGATTTGGGGAGCCATGCGTGACTGGCTCAAGTCGGCCAGTTTGCCGCAGGACAGGCTTCTCAAGGCTGATCTGATCGGCCCGATGAAGAAGCCCAACTCGGCAGGCACCATATTCTTGGAGGGCAAGAAGGAAATGAAAGCCCGTGGACTGGCCTCACCAGATGCTGCTGACGCCATCGCCGTGACTTTCGCTTTCCCTGTTGCACATCGGGAGTACAATGAACGAACGGTCCAGCGGCGCAACGCGCAAAATGGGCCACTTGCAACATCTTGGATGGGGGCGTGATGGCAACGAAGAAAAGTGTCTCTCTGAGCGTCAAGAAGGGCGAAAAGCTGCCCGTCTCCAAGGGCGCTGGCCTGACTGAGAAGGGCCGCGCCAAGTACAACCGGGAAACCGGCTCCAACCTCAAAGCCCCCGCACCCAACCCAAAGACCAAGGCAGACGCAGGCCGCAAAGCCAGCTTCTGTGCCCGCATGGAAGGGGTCGTCAAAAACGCCAAAGGCCCCGCCGAGCGGGCCAAGGCATCCCTCAAACGCTGGAAGTGCTGATCATGGCAACCAAACCCGGACTCTACGCAAACATTGCAGCCAAGCGCGAACGCATCAAGGCCGGTTCCGGCGAGAAGATGCGCAAGCCCGGTAGCCCCGGTGCGCCCACCAACAAGGCGTTCAAGGAATCGGCCAAAACGGCCAAAAAAACCCGCAAGGAGCAAGTGATGCCACTCGTCAAATCCACCTCGAAAAACGCCTTCCGCAAGAACATCAAGGCTGAAATTGCCAGCGGAAAGCCGGTCAAACAGGCCGTTGCCATCGCGTACAGCGTCAAGCGGGAAGCCGCCAAAAAGTCGCCCTCAAAAGCCCCGATGAAGTCCAAAAAATGAGACTGCAAGCCACCCAAGACTGCCTGATCGTTCGTCCCGACATGGAGAAGCACGACCTTTTCGTCCTCTTGCGACAGAAACAAACGGGCACCGGTGTGGTCATTTCCGCTGGCCCGGACGCCAAAGACGTGAAAGTGGGCGACCGGGTGCTGTTTGGAGATTCCATTGGTCAAGACCTGACGTGGGAAGGCGAAGACTTGCTGGTGATGCGTGAATCTCACACCCTCGGGGTCTTTGACGCATGATCGTCGTCAGCCGTGCTCATGCGATCAGTCAAGGACTGCCGCGATACTTTACGGGCAAACCCTGTAAGGAAGGGCACGTTGCTGAAAGATTTGTCGCCAATTACACATGCTGTGTTTGTGCAGACAGTGCGTTCAAAAAATGGTATTCGGACCATTCCGACACGCACTTGCGCAGAGTAAACGATTGGCGCAATCGAAACTTTCAGACGGTAAACCGCAGTCGTCAAAAATGGGCTTCTGACAACCCTGACAAAGTGCGCAATGCGTCAAAAAACTGGAAACGCGCCAACCCCGCAAAAGTTGCACAACACGCCAGCAGCCGCCGTGCATCACAAGACACCAGAATGCCGAGTTGGCTTACGGCCGCCGATCACTTAGAATTCGACTCGGTGTACAAGTACTGCGCAGGTCTGCGGGCCGCTGGCTTGGACTACCACGTTGACCACATTGTCCCTTTGCGGGGAAAATCTGTATCTGGGCTGCACGTTCCATGGAATTTGCAGGTGATACCTGCTGTTGAGAACATGAGCAAAGGAAACCGATTCTAATGAAAGACACCACCGGAATCGTGGCCGCAGCGAATGTGGCAAAAAACGGCCCGTACCCGTCAAAAGGCGGTTCCGAGGACATCCTGACTGTCGCCCGTTCACGCATGACGATGGCGATCTCGGCCTTCTCCGAAACACGCGAGAGTGAACTCGACGACCTGCGGTTCTACGCAGGCTCCCCGGACAACCAGTGGCAGTGGCCCGCTGACGTGCTTCAAACCCGTGGCGCGGTCCAAGGTCAGACCATCAACGCCCGCCCCTGCCTGACCATCAACAAGCTGCCCCAGCACGTCAAGCAGATCACCAACGAGCAGCGGATGAACCGCCCCGGCATCAAGGTGATCTGCTT